TATTTTATCATATCTCTTTTTTTATAGTGAACGATATGGGGTTCACTTCACAATTACTCTTATTTTTTTATGGAGAAAATCATGTTTGAAGAGTTTATAAAAGAAAACTGTAAATGTGAGAATTGTACTGGAAAACTTGTTATGACTACAGACGGAAGAGTAGTTTGTGTGAAAGATGAGGAATAAGTATTTGACAAAAGAGGAACTATTTAAGAAACAGATTAAGAGAGAATATCCTGAATGTGCTAATTGTCCTTTTTTGGAAAAACGAGGTGCAAATGAAGTTTATTGTATTTACAGAAGCAAAGATGAGTGCTTGATTAGAAATAAATAGTATGTAGTGATATATAAAATTAGTTAGCATGGGAGTATAGGTTGAGATATTAAAGCCTGTCTTAGAGGACAAGAATATCAAACGTTTCCAAGAGGTTCGGCTCGTAAGCTAAAGGTTATAGGCTAAGATGATACCAGAAACCCAAATGATATAAGATAGCTTCTTATATAATCCTTTATATCATTACATAGTGTCTATTTCGCCAATGTAGACACGTGTGGTTTTTCAAATGGGTTTAGCACTTTACCCTAAAAAGTGCAACTTATATTTAGGAGATTAGATATGTTTAATGTAAAGAATGACAATATAAGTATGATAGAGGGCGATTACGGACTAGAATTGCCTATAACTATCACAGGAGCGGAGATAAGCCCAGATGAGTCTATTAAGTTTACAATTAGAGATAACTCTGGAGAAACAAAGATAGAAAAAATATATACAAACATAATTGATAATATAATCAACTTTTCACTTACCAAAACAGAGGCAGCGAAGCTAAAATCAAACAAGAAGTATTTTTATAGCATAGACTGGTACAGGAACGAGGAGTTTTTAGGAAATGTTATAAACGGAAATGAATTTAATGTTGAGGAGAAAAAATAAATGGAGAATAGAGAACTTAACATTACAATAAAACAAAGTAGGTTAGGTGCAAATATAGGAGCTGAGAGAGTTGTAGGCAAGAATCACGCTGATTTAGATAATTTAGATTTTGACAGTTCTGGACATACAGGTTTTCAAAAGGCTGGAGATTATGCTTTAACTCAAGATTTAGAAAACTATGTGCAAAAAGAAACTGGTAAAAGTTTATCTAGCAACGATTTTACTGATACATATAAAACTAAGTTAGATAGTTTAGAGAATTATGACGATACAGAGGTCAAAGAAGATATATCAGCACTAGAAACGGATGTCGAAAACATACAAGGAGATATTGCAGACGTAGAAACAGCTTTAAACGGAAAAGTAAACACAAGTTTAGTAGGTGTCTCAATAGCAGAACTAGACGAAAATGGAAGAGTACCTACTGGACAACTACCAAGTTATGTTGATGACGTACTAGAGTATGCAAGCATAAGCGAATTTCCAGCAGCAGGCGAAACAGGAAAAATATATGTTGCAATAGACACTAATCTATCTTATAGGTGGGGTGGTAGTGGCTATGTTGAAATAAGCCCAAGCCTAGCTTTAGGAGAAACTTCACAAACAGCTTATAGAGGCGATAGAGGTAAAATAGCTTATGATCATGCTACTGATTCTGGTAAAACATCAACTTCAAAAGCACAAGGGTTGTACAAAGTTGGAGTAACTTCAGAAGGACACATATCATCTGCAACGGAAGTACAAAAATCAGACTTGACAGGTTTGGGAGTAGAAGATGCTTCAAACAAAGTAACTACGTTAGATGAAAACAGCACAAACATACAGTATCCAGCAGCTAAATGCGTATATGATTTGTTAGAAGAAATTAATTCAAAAATTGCTCAAATGGCTTCAGAAATGGAAGATAACACACTAACAGGCGAAAGTATAGACATAAGCGATAGTGCTTATTGGAAATGTGGGATAACGCCTAAAGGAAATACATTCCAACAGACGTATCAAGGAAAGAACTTAATTGATTGGTCTAATCCTGATAGTACTACATCGAACACAACTTATACATTCGTTAATGATATATTAACTGTAAGCAATTCTAGTGGTTCCTCAAAAAGAGCACAATGGGATATTACTACTATATGGAAACAACACGCAGGAGAAGCTGTTTATGCCCAAAATGAAGGGGTAGAGCAATCAGGAAGTGGCACAGAACAAAACGTGCAAATTCAAATTGGCTACACAGATGAAACGCCAACAAAATATTATGGAATAAAGTCAAATTATGGGGTTGTAATTCCTGCTGATACTTCTAATGTCAACTATGTATATATAAGGGTATGGTCTAATAATACGAATACCAGTCAAACAGGAAGTATATCAATCACAAAACCTATGATATTCTTTGGAGAAGAAGCAACAGATTACGAGCCATTTGTTCGGAGGACAAGCAAGTCCAAATCCAAGCTATCCACAGACAGTACACGTTGTCAAAGGAAGCAATAGCATATCATTTTTAAACGGAAATATGTTGAATAAAAATACTATTGTTTCAATTAATTGTTTGATAAACACTTCAAGACAATGGGCGGTAGCAGATAATGCTTTTTCTTTCAGATTTCCTATTGAGCCAAATAAGGAATATATAATTAGTGCTAATAACGCAAGCGAGAGCGTTTTTAGAGCAGGAGTGGCAAGTACAGAAGAATTGCCTACGCAAGACAATCCAGTTAGTTTAACGAGCGTTACAAGACGTACGAATACTAATAGTCCGATAACAGTTACAACTGATTCAAGCAGTAAATACATTGTTATTCAATTAAGCGTAGCACAGGCAGAGACAACATTGAATACTTTGACAATTCAAGAAATAAAAACTTATCCAATAACTCTACCTAGCGGAATGGAACTTTGCAAAATAGGTAATTATCAAGACTATATATACAAGAACGGCGATAGTTGGTATAAACATAAAGAGATAGGAAAAGTAGTGTTTGATGGAACAGAGAGCTGGACAAAAGGTTCTAAATCTAATGAAACTTATTCAGTATTTCAAGCAAATTTTGCAAGAGATTTTATTCAACAAACAGCTTTAATATATTGTGATAAATTCATACCAAGAGATAATATTACTCCAAGCATACTTGATAATGAAGGTATTTTTACTGGAAATATCGGTACTTATAACGCTCCAATGCGTATATCAATTTTAAATTCTAGATTAAATAGTACTGACGCAACAGGGTTTAAAACATGGTTGTCAAATAATAATGTAACGGCTTATGCACCATTACAAGAACCAGTAGAAGAACTAATAACAGATACTACTTTAATTAATCAGCTAAATCAGATAGCGAAATCAAAAACTTATCAAGGAGTAACACATATAACACAGACTAATGCAGAATTGCCTTTTATTCTAACATTGGATTATAAGAAATCTAATTTGTTGAGAATAAAAGCGTTAGAGAATGCGTAGGAGATTGTTATGGAATTTAAAATAAATAATGATACATGGGAAATAAGAGAAGCAGATAAAGACAAGATGAAAGAACTGTGGAACAGAATAACAGGAGAAGACACTTGTGTTTTTGGATTAACTATAAAAACTTCTCAAATAATTTATATATGTAGTGATATTTGTAAAGAACAACAAATCAAAACATTAAAACATGAATTAGCACATTGTTATATATGGGAATATGGTTTCTATTATGTAGATGCAGATGAAGAAACAATTTGCGAAATAGTTGCTAAAAGCAATGACTTTATCAATGAAGTAGTAAATAAATGGAGAGAGTATGAATGTAAATCAGAGCATAAATAAATTACTATATGCCTTAAGTATAGAGAATAAATTTTATAAAATAGGAAGCAATCAATGTTATTCTGAATTTAAAAATAAATATATTACTCTTTACTATGTTTATAAACAAGAGAATGGAAAATATGAGTATCAAGAAACTATGTATTCTAAAATAGATATAATGAAATATTTAGTAAAAGAATTAAAAGGAAGTGAGGCAGAATGAAATTAACTGAAAAACAGAAGAGGTTTGTTGATTATTATATCGAAACAGGAAATGCAACAGAAGCTTGTAAGCGAGCTGGATATAGAGGAAAGAACCTTGATGTTGTAGGCTCTCAAAACTTGGTAAAACTTAAGGAAGCCATTCAAGAGAAGATGAACAAGAAAGATAATGCTAGAATAGCTTCACAAGATGAAGTTTTAGAGTATTTAACAAGAGTTATGCGTGGAGAAGAACCAGATCAGTTTGGTTTGGATGCTTCACTTCAAGATAGAACTAAATGTGCCGAATTATTAGGAAAGCGATATGGAACATTTAGAGATAAAATTGAAACTACTAACGAACATGTTGTAATTAATATTGATTTGAGTGATGATGAATAATGGAAGTTAGTATAAATATAAATAAAAAAGTTTTTAATGAAAAGTTTTTACCATATTTAGACAACACTTTAAGATATTTAATATTTTATGGTGGTGCTGGTTCTGGTAAAAGCTTTTTCATATGCCAAAGATATGTATATAAAATACTAAAGAAAAAACTATGCAATTTGTTAGTAGTAAGAGCAACAGGTAAATCTAATAGAGATTCAACATTTGCTTTATTTAAACAAGTTATAAATAAATGGAATTTGAGTAAATATTTTAAAGTCAACGAATCTGATTTAAGAATAAAATGTCTTCTTAATGGAAATGAAATAACTTTTAGCGGATTAGATGATGTTGAAAAGTTAAAATCTATTACATTTAGTCGAGGCGAATTAACTGATGTATGGATAGAAGAGGCATCCGAAATATTGGAAGCTGATTTCAACCAATTAGACGTTCGTTTAAGAGGTAAAGGAACACAAAAGCAAATTGTTATTAGTTTCAACCCTATTGATGTAAATCATTGGTTAAAGAAAAGATTTTTTGACAAAACAAATGATAAAGTCGCAATATGCCATAGTACATATAAAGACAACGAGTTTTTAGATGAAGATTATAAAGCTTTATTGGAAAGTTATAAATATTCAGATGAATATTATTATAATGTCTACTGTTTAGGAATGTGGGGAGTTTTAGGAAAGACAGTATTTGATGCTAGAAAGATAAATGCAAGACTTCAAACAATACCTAAACCTCTAAAGATAGGATATTTTACTTATGATTATAACGGTTTGCAGATAAGCAATATACAATGGGTTAATGATCCAGACGGATATATAAGAATATATAAAGTGCCGCATAGCCCAGCACATACAAAATACTGTATAGGCGGAGATACAGCAGGAGAAGGCTCTGATAAGTACACAGGACACGTTTTAGATGCAAAAACAGGCGAGCAAGTTGCAGTACTTAAAAGAGAGTTTGATTCTGATGTATACGCTAAACAGATGTATTGTTTAGGTTATTATTATGCTTCTCAAAGTCAAGGCCAAATAGAACCAGCTTTAATGTGTATAGAAGCTAATTACGATAGCTATTCTATTATGGAATTACAAAGGTTAGGATATTATAACCAATACATAAGAGAAAAGATGGACGAGTATACGGGCAAGATGGAGAAACGATATGGTTTCAAGACAACACAGATAACAAGGCCTGTTATAATATCTAACTTAATACAGATAGTCAGAGAACATACAGAGCTTATTAATGACAAAGATACACTAGAGGAATTACTTACTATTATCAGGAATGAAAAAGGGCGTATAGAAGCTCCTGTAGGTGGACACGATGACCAGATGATGGGGTTAGCTATAGCATACGAAGCAAGGGGACAAGTAAATCTTGCAGAGGAAAGTATAAAAGTATATCCAGAGTTTAATTTCCAAGCTGAAGAAACGTTTGGAAGAGATTATGGAGAAAGAGTAAAAGTTGTATAGGAGGAAGTTATGAAAAAAGGAACAAGAAAACAAAGAAGAGAAGCTTTTAGAGCAGCATACAAAGAGGAGCTAAGAAAACAAGGATTGTTAGACAAAAAAGTTGAAGAACCAGAAGAAGTGAAAGTTCCCAAAAGAAGAACTACAATAAAGAAAGAGGAAGAATAATGGAAATTATTTTGATATTGCTAATGGGAGGATTAGAACTACTAGCATTTTTAGTTGGTGCTAGAGTAGGGCAGAAAGTAGTCAACAAAGAAGAAATTAAAATACCTACTCCTAGAAGTGTAATAAAAGAAATCAAAGAAGAAAAACAAGTAGAAGAAAAACAACATGAATTGGACAAAGCTTTAAAAGCTATAGACGATTATCAAGGATAGGAGAATGAAATGGAAGATTTAACAGATAAAGCTAAAACTTATGTATGGCTTCTTTATCAAGAATGTTTAAATTATTGCAGGCAATTTAATATGTTTGAGGAAACAAGAAAAAACTATAGATTCTATAATGGTAATCAATGGGAAGGCTTGAAAATATCCGGAGTAGAGCCAGTACAAATTAATTTCATTAAACCTGTTGTTAAGTATAAAGTAGGAACTATTAATAGTAATTTATGGCAACCTGTATTTAGTAGCGAAAACTTTGAGAACGAAGAATTTAGAAATAGAGCAGAAGATATTTGTAAGATGTTAAACAAAAAAGCAGCCAAAGTATGGGAAAAAGATGCTGTTGATATTAAGGTTAGACGTGTTTCAAAAGACTCTGCAATCAATTCTCAAGGCGTTATATATGCAGATTATGATATAGAGAATCAAACGCCTGTTAATGAAGTTATAAAGAAAACAGACATATTTTTTGGAAATGAAAATGATTCAGATATACAGAGCCAACCATACATACTTATTAAGCAAAGGCTACCAGTAGAAGATGTAAGAAAAATAGCAGAAGCAGAAGGGCTTAGTTCAGATAAATTAGACTTAATTGTAGGCGATAACCAAACGTTTGAACAATCAGGGGAAGATGCTCTAATTGAAAAAGACGATATGTGTACTATTGTAACAAAAATGTATAAAGAAAATGGCACAGTACACTTTGAAAAAGCAACACAATTTGTCGAAATAAAGAAAGATACCGATTCAGGATTAACATTATATCCAGTAGCACATTTTCTTTGGGAGCAAAAAGAAGGCTCTGCAAGAGGAGAAGGCGAAGTTAAGTACTTAATACCTAATCAGATTGAAGTAAATAAAACAGAGATGAGAAGAATCTTAACTGTGAAGTATACAGCATATCCTCAGAAAATTATTAATAGTGATAAGGTTATAAACTCAGATGCTGCTGAAACAGTCGGTGGAGTAATTAAAACTAAAAATGGTGCTTCTGTAGACGATGTAAATAAAATATTTGGTGTTGTACAACCAGCTCAAATGAGTCCGGATGTACAAGTATTACAAAACGAGTTGATAAACTTATCAAGAGAGTTGGCAGGTGCTGGAGATATTGCAACAGGAGATATTAACCCAGAAACAGCATCAGGAAAAGCTATCTTAGCAGTACAACAAGCTTCTCAACAACCACTTTCAGAACAGGAAATAGAGTTAAAGAATTTTATCGAAGACTTATCAAGAATCTGGTTAGATATGTTTATTACATATTCAGACGAAGGATTGAACTTAGAAGAAGAAATAGAAGATCCTGTAAGTGGAGAAACTTATATACAATTAGTTAATATACCAAAAGAAGCATTAAAGGAATTGCAAGCAACAGTTAAAGTAGAAGTAACTCCTAAAGGTGTATACGATAAATATGCTCAAGAACTAAGCTTAGAAAACTTGTTAAAAGCTGGATACTTCAATATACAAAAACTATCAGAACTAAAGGTATACGAAAGCTTATTAGATGATGATAGCGTAATGCGTAAAGATAAGTTAAAGAAAGCTATCGAACAAATGGAAGCAGAGCAAGAGAAGATAGCTCAAATAAATGCACAAGCTCAAATGATGCAGCAAAGAGCAAATCAATTCTTGAGTAATGATGCAGAAACCCAGCAAGCACAAATAATGGCTGCTGAAAATCAAATAGCACAAGGCGCTTAAAAGCGTCTTTATTGTTATACTCCAAGCATTTATGAGGATAAAAGATATGGAATTAGTCAAGTCAAAGACTTAAAAATAGGAGGAAATTATGTTTTTAGATGATGAAAACGATGTAGAAGAAACTACTGAAAATGTTGACGAGCAAACAACAGAACAAGTTGCTGACGGTGCAGAAGTTACCACTGAAAGCGAAAAGCTAGAAGAAAAAACTTATACAGAAGCTGATTTTGAAAAAGCTTTAAATGACAGAATCAATGAATTACTTCCAAGAAAAATTGAAAGAGCAAGAGCAAAACTAGAACGTGAAAATGCTGAAAAAATTAGTAAATACGAGAGAATGGAAAGCATCTTACAAGCTGGATTACAGACTAATAATACAGATGAAACCATTAGTAGACTAACAGATTTCTATTCTAAACAAGGTGTAGAGATTCCTCAAGAAAAAGCTAGCTATTCAGAGAGGGATATAAGAACTCTTGCTGATGGAGATGCGAAAGAAATTATTGATGCTGGATTTGATGAAATAGTTGCTGAAACAAATAGACTAGCTCAAAAAAATCCAGATGATATGACATTAAGAGAAAAACTTGCTTTTCAAAAATTGGCTACAGAAAGAAAACGTCAAGAAGGTGTTTTAGAACTTCGTAAAGAGGGAATAAGCGAAACTATTCTTGACAATCAAGAGTACAAGGATTTTGTAAAGAAACTTAATCCTGAACTTTCAGAAAAAGAAAAATATCAAATGTATTTAGAACGTCAACCAAAGCCAAAGGTTGAAACAATAGGAAGTATGAAAGGTACTACGAAAGTAGACAAGTACAAAGATTATTATTCTCCAGAAGAGGCAAGACGATTAACAGAACAAGATTTAGACGATCCTAAAATCATGGACGCTGTAATGAAATCTATGCAAGAATGGGAGAAACGCAAATAGTACTTCTTATTAGAAAGGAAGGAATAAAATGGCTATAACAAATTTTCAACAAACAATTTGGAGTAAAAAAATCCAATTACAATTAGACACTATTACGTCATTAAGAAAACATAGTGATTATCAATTTCAAGGCGATACTAAAAACGCTAAAGAAATAAAAATATTAGGAGTAACAAGACCAACTATTAGAACATACTCTCCAGGAACAACTCTAACAAGAGAAGCAGGAACAGATAGTTCTCAAACATTAGCATTAGATCAATACAGATACTTCGATTTTGAAGTAGAAGACATTGACCAAGCTCAATCAGTTCCTGGATTAATTGAAGCATTAACTAAAGAAGCTAACATGGGATTAGTTGAATCAGCAGATTCTTATATCGCAGGTTTAATTAATACAAACATTGCTTCTCTAAACAAAGGAACAAAAACTGATATCTCAGGTGTTTCTGATGGTGGTGTTTCTTTAATCGAAGCTGGATTCAAAACACTATATGAAAATAATTGCAAAGTAAACGATGAATATTTCTTAGAAATTAACCCAGAATGGTACACAATTTTAAGACCAGAAATAATTGAATTAGATACAAACAACTCAGACTTGATCAAAAAAGGATTTGTTGGTATGTATGGAAATGCAAAAATCTCTATAGAAAACTTATTATACAAAGGAACTTATGATGGAACATCTAACGTAACATTCTGTATGTTAAGAACATCAAAAGCTATTGCATACGCAGAAACACTAAGAAAAGTAGAAGCTTATAGACCAGAAGGAGCATTCCAAGATGCTATTAAAGCTTTATATGTTTTTGGAGCCAAAATTGTGAGGCCAGAACAATTATATGTATTCCCAATCTATTAATAGGAGGTAGCTTATGGCAGCAGCAAACTTAAATACTAATGCTTTAAAAGCAGAAGTAAATAACATAAAAGCTGGTACTCTTACAGCACTAGACGGAACAGATGGTGGAGAATACACAGTAGCTAACCCAGACAGCGAAACACTTTTCATTATTGTAAATACTGATTCAAGCAATGCAGAAACTGTAACAATAAAATGCCCTGCTAACCCAGCAATGGGAAAAGGCGCTGGATTCCCAGACAAAGCAGTTTCAGTAGCTAAGTCAACAACAGCAGTAATGATGGTAGAAAGCGCAAGATATATGGGAGCAGACGGAAAAATTAAAATCACTGGTTCAGCTGATGTAAAAGTATTAGTTGTAGAAATGTAATTATGGGAGCGAAAGCTCCCTTTATATTGCCGTTTGGCCAAGTGGTAAGGCAACAGGCTTTGACTCTGTGATGCCCTAGTTCGAATCTAGGAACGGCAACCAAGAAAGGAAATGAATATGGAAAAACCAGAATATTTTATAATAAGACCGAGTGTTAAAACGTTTGGTGGTATAAGAGTAACAAAGGAAACAGATTTTGATATTTATAATGATGATAAGACAGTACATCAAACGTTAAAAGATTTTAAACTAACAACAGAGATAAAAAAAGAGTATGAATATAAAGGCTTGAAGATGAAAGAAGATAGCAAAGTTGAAACAGAAATACCAGAGGGAATGATACTTATATATTCAGAAGAAACAGGCTATGTTATATCAGAATATCCTATGGTTAAGGCAGAAGAAGCAATAGAAGCTTTGGAAAAATTAAGAGATATTACTAAACCTATCGAGGAGAATAACAAGGAGGATTAAAGATGACTCTTGAGGAAATGAAACAAAAAGCATATAGCTTAATCGAAGAATATGCAGAAGATGAAGAAAATCTAACAGAAGACGAAGACCTAGCAACTAAAATGAATAGCGTAATTAACCAAATACAGAACGAATTAGCAAGAATAAAGAAGTTACCTGCCTCTTCTACTATAACAGGTTTAAAGGGCAATATTGTTGATTTAAACGATACATTAGATAGCTTTTATCAATTAGATCATGTAACTGGGTGTGATGTAGATGTTTTTGGAACACAAATAGAATTTAACGAAGATGGAGAATTGAAAGCATATTATTATAAATATCCAACACAGATAACAGAAGAGACAGAAGACGAATTTGAGTTTGATTTGCCAACAGATGTATTAGAGATAATGCCCGTAGGTATTGCTGGTACTTTGCTTATGAGTGATGTATCAAATAACTATGGTCAAAATTACTTAGTAAGATATGAGCAATTAAAACAGAACTTAGACCCAAGATATGCTCTTCCGCAAGCATATATAGAAGGCGGAATAGAAATATAGGAGGAAATAAATGGCAGTATCAGGCACATTAATTACAAGAAATTATACTACATTTAGAGGTGTAGATTTTTCTAATAGAAAAGATGAAGTAAATTTATATCGTTCTCCTGATAGCAAGAATATGTGGAAGAATTACAGAAATAATAACGGAAAATGCGTAGAAACAAGACCTGATATAGAGGTGTATCAAGAGTATGAAGATTCTATATATGGAGTATTTTTCTATACATATTCTGGAGTAAAACACTTAATAACACATAGAGGAACTAAGCTATATGATAATGATACACAGATATATAGTGGAATGGCAGAACACGAGAGTAAATTCTTTGTATATAATAAAAATCTTTATATTAAAGATGGCTCTAAGTATTTAAAATACAATGGCAGTACTTGTCAAGAAGTATCAGGAACAATTCCAACAACAACTATTTCAAGACTTCCAAAAGGTGGCGGAACAGTTTATGAAGATGTAAACCTATTAACAGGAGTAAGAAGAAATAGCTTTGTAGGAGATGGCACTTCCAAAGATTACTATGTTGATTCAGAAAGTTTTGATTCAAATTATACAGTAAGATGTTGGGTAAATGGAGCAGAAACAAATGCTTTTACTACTACCCCAGCACAAGGCAAGGTAACATTTACAACCGCACCAGCAGCACCAGACACAGAAGGTCAAGACAATGTTATTATTCAATTCAGAAAAACAATTTCAGGATATAGAGAGAGAATAGAAAAATGTACTTTGCTAGAAGTATTTGACAATAGAGTGTTCTTTAGTGGCAATCCAGATTATCCTAATATGTTATGGCACTGTTCATTAGAAGACCCAGAGTATTGTTCAGACTTAGATTATTACGAAGAGGGTATAGATGATAGCTCTATTAAAGCTTTAGTTGCTGGAAATAATGCTTTATGGGTAATGAAAGAACCGAGTCAAAGTAATACAACTATTTTCTATCATAATCCAACAATAGACAGCACAGTAGGAAAAGTATATCCAAGTACACATTCAAGTATTTCAATAGGTTGCGTATCAACAGGAATCAACTTTAATGATGATATATGTTTCTTTTCTTCAAGAGGTATGGAAGCAATAAGCGGAGATATAACAACAGAGCAAGTACTTTCACATAGAAGCTCAATGGTAGATTCAAGACTACTTAACGAAACTAACTACAAAGAACTTATCTTAGAGGAATGGCAAGGATATTTGTTAGTAGCAATAGGAAAACACGTGTATTTAGCAGATTCAAGAGCAATGCTAACTAACAACGATCATAATGAGTACGAATGGTTCTATTGGGAATTTAACGATAATATAACAAAAATGTTGGTGGATAACGATATTCTTTACTTAGTAACCGACAAAAAGATATATACACTAACAAAAATAGATACAACTATTGAGTCTTATTGGACAACTATTGAAGATGAGTTCGGATATCCTCAGTACAGAAAAACAACAAATAAAAAAGGTTGCGTAGTTGATATGCAAGGTAAGAATATAACAGTATCAGCCAAAATTGATAATGGAAGTTTTGAAAAAATAAAAGACTATGATAACACCAAAGGGTATGTAGCAGTAAGAATCAAGAAGAAAAAATGGAAATCAATACAATTAAAATTCTCATCAAGGAAACCATTTGGAATATTTTCAGCTACATTAGAAAGCTATGTTGGTTCATACGTAAAAAGATAGGAGGAAACTATGGCAGTAGATGATGAAAGATTAAAAGAGGTCGAAAAACAACAAGATAAAGCCATTCAAGAAGTAACTAACCAATACGGGCAAATGATTAATGATAGTGATAAGTACTATCAAGCTCAAAAAGATGCAATAGGGGATTATGAGAAGACACAAACGCAACTACAAAAAGAACAAACACAATTTACGATTGATAAGATAGAACAGCAAAAACAACAATTAGAAAAAGAATATCAAAGGGAGCAAAGAGGTGCATATTCAGACTATCAGAAAGCAACTAATCAATATGGCGTAAATGCAGAGATAGAGGCAGTACAGGGGTTAAATAGAACAGGTTATTCTGAAAGTACAAGAACTAATGCTTATAATACTTATCAGAATCGTTATGCAACAGCAAGAGAGAGTTATACTAATGCGGTACAAAATTATGATAATGGAATAAGAGAAGCACAACTTGCAAATAATGCTAATTTAGCTCAAATAGCATATAACAGTTTACAGCAACAGTTAAGCTTAGCTTTAGAGGGCTTCCAATACAAGAACACTCTAATTCAAACCAGGATGAATGCAATAAATCAAGAACGAGACAGATATAATCAAAGGTATCAACAAGTATTACAGCAAATCAACACAGAGAACGCATTAGCAGAGCAAATAAGACAATATAATGAGTCTATGGCATGGAACAAAGAGCAATATGAGAGGAACATGGCATTTAATAGACAAAAAGAAGCACAAGATCAAGCGAATTGGGAAAGACAATACCAAGCTAGTCTATCAAGCTCAAGAAGTGGTGGAAGTTCAAGAAGTTCTAATAGTAATTATAACTATGAATTATCAGATTCAGCAGCTCCAACAAATTATGAAGTAAATACACCATATTATCAAGGCGATTTAAATCCAGATGCAAAGAAAGGAACGTTCTCTAATGGTTATCAACCGGATAATATAACTATTGATGGTGAAAATTATAAATTAAAGAAAACAGGAAAAACGATAGAATTACAAACACAAACATTAAACGGAGAAGCTAAAACAGTAACACAAAACGTATGGAGCCCAGACGGTGGAAAAACAAAATATTATTGGGATGGTAGACAAAATAAATATATTAAATTATAGGAGTTGAAAATGGCAGATTATTATGTAGATATTGACGGAAACGTTTCAAATAGCAAAAAAAAGAAGAAAAAAATTACTGATTATAGAGTAGATATAAACGGAAACGTAACAGATATAAGCAAAGCAATAAATGATGATGTTTGGAACAATATACAGGCTCGAAAAGCAGAACAGAATAATACTCCAGATGAAATTATTTTACCACCACCTCCAACAGTACAAAGTGGTGTAATTAATCCCCCAACGAAACAAGAAATAGAGCAAACAAGATTAGAAACTTTAGCAGCCAACCAACAAGGGAAATATATACAATTACAAAATAGTAGAAGACCTATAACAGATACAGGAAGGGCTATTAGTAGCAATGTTGTTTCTGGAATTGCAAGTTCTATACCAAATACATTAGAATACTTAACAAGTGGAGCAAAAAATATAGCAAATAATTTGGGGAAAGCTGTAATAGGTAAAATATTGGGTATAGATACAGATAACCAGATAGCACAAGATATTTCTAAAACAGCAGTTAATCAAATTGCAGATACAACTATGGCAGAACAAAGAAACGATTCAATTAATAGTGAAGAAGTAAAGTTAGCAAGGCAACAGAAAATACAAGAAAATATTGAAGAAGCTGAGAAAAAAGGTGGAGCAATAGGAAGATATTTAGCAGAGCAAGCGCCATCCATAGGAAATAACTTGTTTAATATGGCAGTTACTGCGATAAATCCAGCATTAGGAACAGGCTCTTTTATAACGTCAGCAGCAGGAAGTTATTTAGAAGAGGGCAGAAATTTAGGCATGACAGAAGACCAATCTTTAGCTTATGCTACTATAATGGGTGGTGTAGAAGGTGGAACAGAAGCTATTATTTCTGGTGGTGCATTAGAAGCAGGTGCAAAACTTTTTGGTGTAAGAGGCGTAGCAAAAGAAGCACTTCATAAAGTAGTAAACTCATTTGGCTTTAATTTAGCAGAAAATGCACTACAAGAAATTTTAACAGAGCCTTTAAATGAATTAGCAAAAGAAGTGGTAGGTGCAGAAGCAGATTGGGATAATATTGGACAAAGGATGCTAAAATCTGGAATTGACGGAGCTATTTCATCAATAATTCTTAGTGGAGCATCTGTTGGAATAAATTCTTGTGCATATGCTTATGATAAATTACAAAAAGGCGAACAATTATCACAAGAAGAAATTAAAAAAGTAGTAACTGATGCAAAAAAACAAGGCATTCCTGTAGATGAAATGCTAAAAGAAGGAATAGTTGAAAATATTGAAGCAATAAAACCTCAAGGTAACATAAACCAAGCTCCACAATCAAGTATAAGCGATTTTAATAATCAAGTACAACAAACTACTCAAAACTATATAAATCAAGCTCAAAACGAAGCCAGAGAGCAGACAAGCACTACTACACAAAATTTGATGAAAAGTATAGACGATTATAACAATTCTAGGCAAGAAGGACAAGAAATTTTTGATTTAAACAACGAAGAAACACGAAAAGAGATAGAAACAATACAAAAAATTGCAGAGGATCGTGGAATAAATATTCAATTTGACGAAAGTAGATTTAATGATAATACTCAAAATGCTTTTTATGAATATGACAAAAATGGAGATATAGCAAATATAGTTTTAAATCCTAATACTTCAACTAGAAAATACGTACAAGATTTAGTAGTGCATGAATTAGTACATAGCTTTAGTGGTAAACAACAAGAAAATTTAATGAAAGACGTTTTAAATTATGCTAAAACTTTAGAAGGCTTTGATAAAGCTTATCAAGATATAAGACAAAGCTATGAAAAAGTATATGGCAAGAATGTATCAGAAAACGTAATAAATGAAGAAGTAGTAGCAAATATCTTAGGTCAGAAACTAGGCAGCAAAGAGTTTATTAACGATTTAGTAAATGGAAAGTATTCTGCACAGAATAGAAATTGGGTACAAAAGGTTTATGACTTTGTAAAGAATCAAATAAATAGATTTAGAGGATATAAGGATCAAGAAAGATACTGGACTCATATAAAAGAAATGTTTGATGATGCTTATAGAAATAGTGAGATAAATAAAAAAGATATACAATATTCTTCTGTAGAAAATATTGATTATTTTAGCAATAAAGAGTATAATGAATTAGAAAGTAAACAAGTATCCAAAAAAGATTATGCAGCAATTTCTACAATTTTAGGCGATGAAAATTATTCAAGAGGAGTTAAAGAATTTGTAGCATATAATTATGAAAAAGGAAAATATGTTAAATATACTGTTTACTTAAAAAATCAACAACAATTTAAGATTGCAGACATTCAAGATCTTAACGAAGAGGAGGTTGATTATGACTCTATCAGATACTCAAAAGAAATTGATAACAGAAATGAAGACACAGGGAGCAGACAAGGAAACAGTAAATTCGGTAATGAACAGATTGAAAACAGAGAAACAACAACAGCTAATGATGCAATATATGAAAACAATAAGAAAGCAGAAAATACCGAAAGGAACAGTAATACTGGAATCAATAAAAATAAAAGACAACAATTAGAGGACTCTAAACAGAGTTCTTTTTCTTTGCAAAAAGATAATCAAGGCAGAAAATTAACTAAAGAGCAACAAGAATATTTTAAAGATAGTAAAGTAAGAGATGAAGATGGAAAGCTGTTAACTGTATATCATACAACAACAGATAATGTTGCTCAATTTAATGAATTTAATCCTGTCGGGACTGCAGGCTATAGATTTGGAGAACAAATAGTAAACTATTTTACAGATTCAAAAGATATGTCTGGAAGCTATGCTAATTCTGCTTATAAAATGGCGGATACTAAAAGAATAAACAATTTCAAAGAAGCTAATGAATGGATAGCTACAAAGAATACTGCTTTAAGTAATTATGAAATTAGAGAAGAAACTGATAAAAAGGGAAAAACATTTTATGGAGTTTATGAAAATGATAGACCATTAGTAGGGCTTTATTTTAATAATGAACAAGAATTAATTAAAAAAATAAAACAAGACTTTGAAGCATACAACGAACGATTTGGAAAAAGTTTATCAAAAATACAGTATGAAGGATATGCAAACATTAAAAACCCTTATGTAATAGATGCAGAAGGCAAAAACTGGAATCAAGTTGTTAGTAAGATAGATCAAAAAGCGAAAAAAGAAATAGACGATATTAAAAAAGATAAGTCAAAACTATTTGCATTAATGGATCTAAAAGAGGAAAGTATTGAAAAAAATCAAGAATATAAAAGCTCAGGAGAAGTTGAAGAGTACAATCAATTAGAAAATTTATCAAAAAGCTTTAAGGGAGCAGAACTAAGAGAAGCTATACAAGATTGTATAATGCTAGGACTAGATTATTCTGATTATACAATGTGGGAAGATTTACCTGTTGGAACTACAAAATTAAAAGATGTTAATAGCTTTTTTAATGTACAAACTATGTCAAATGATGTATGGAAAACAATAATAGACAAATATTCTGAAATGACAATAGATGAATATTGTAAAAAAGCATCTGAAGCTCGAAAAAATATGGATGATTATGGATATAGATATAGTTATTTTGCAAACAATGTAGAAAAAATTTTAGGTAAAGAACTTGAAAACTTAACTGGCGAGCAGCTTTTTAAAATAGCAAATTCTGATTTTTCTAAAAAAACTATTAATGATCTTATTGGTGAAAATCAAACAACTAATGATATTGTGAATGAAGTTATTGAAATGAATAAAAAAGGTGCTAATTATGACGGTGTAATTATAAAAAACACTTTAGACTATGGAGGATATCCTACAGAACTTGTTAAACCAGCAGACCTTTATGTAACTTTTAATTCAAATCAATTTAAAGCAATAGATAATACAAAACCTACAAATGATGCTGATATAAGATTTTCAAAAGACACATCTGGAGACTGGAACAACTTCCTAGAAAAACACTTCAAAAAAGAAGGCACAGGAACATCTATCAGAGATATGAAAGTGCTTCCTACAAAACAAATAACAATGCAAGACTTTGAAGATGCAATTAATGAATATAACTTCCCAGCAAAAGATATTAGCGACCTAAAGAATGACTTAAAATATGTAGAGATGAATAAACAATCCCTAGATGAATTTAAAGACTATTTAAGGACGTATAATGAAACATATCAAGAAATACTTCAAAGCAAACAAAACGAAGTTTTAGATACAACGAAGACTTATTCTACAGGAAGAAAAGAGATATACAGGAATTACTTAAATGACAATTCCAAATACGATAAAACAGCATTAGAGAAAGCTAAAAGCGCTGTACCGAGTAAACAAGGCAGAAGAACAAAAGAACAATGGCTTTTAGTAGCAAGGCAAATAGGAACAGAAATAGCTAACAAGTCAAATGAAGAGATAGAAAAAATAGCATACAGAACATGGCTAGACGAATCTCCAAATCAAAAATCACAACTTAACAGACAAGGCGAGAAATTTGTAAAATTCAATTCAGACGATTGGATAAATGCAATATATAATCAAGTAAAAGATGTAAGACAACAGTTTAGTGTTGAAACAAATTTACCTACATCAGAGCAAACTACAGAAAATCTTCCAACACAAGAAACTCCAGAAACTAATTTGCCTGTTACTGAGCAAGTACAACAAGATGATAGAATGAAACAAAGAAAACATTATAAATCTATAATGCAAAGTTCTAACATGACAGAAGAGGCAAAGAAAATAGCTAAAGAGTTAATGGGTAATGATACTTATTTCCCAGATTCAAATAAAAGACAGTTAAAAAGAGCTGATGATAGAATTGAAAGAAATACCCCAGATAACGAGTTAATAACATTGACAACTAAAATAGATAATGGCGATAAAATAAGAGCCGAAGACATTGCAGTTGGAGAAAGATTAATACAATACTATTCTAAAACAGGAGATTCTCAAAGACTACAAGAAGCAATACAAAATACAGCTATGATGGGAACTGAGTTAGGTCAAGCAGTACAAGCAATGGCAATATTAAACCATCAGACACCAGTTGGACAAGTTTCATGGATACAACGTTCTGTTGATAAAATGAATAAGCAAATTTTAGATAGAAAACGTTTGGCTATCAATGATGGAAGAGTAATAAATTCTAAAGGAAAAGATGTTACAAATAAAACTCAATTATTCAATTTTACATCAGAAATGCAACAAAAAATACTTAATTCAACATCAGAAAATATGAACGATATTTTAGATGAAGTATATGCCGAATTAGGAAATCAAGTAGCACAAGATTTACAAGGACAAATAGATGCTTGGAGATATTTCGCAATGCTTGGAAATATTAGAACTCATGGAAGAAATATAATTGGAAATATCGGAATGAGTGGCATACAGAAAGCCAAAAATGTAGTAGCTGGTGGAATAGAAGATTTAGTAAGTTTATTTAATAATGATATGGAAAGAACGAAAACCTTAAAAATTCCAAAAGCAGATACAATCAAATATGCTATGAATGATATTAAAAATGTTAAAAATGAGTTAGGAATAGGCACAGATAAGTACAATCCTCAATCAAGACTTCAACAGAACATGAGAACATTTAAGTCAGATATAGCAGAAAAAACATTAGGAACTTTGTTTGATTTAAACACAAATCTTCTAGAAGTGGAAGATGGAATAGGACTTAAATATGGTTATGTAAGAGCTTTAAGTGATTACATGACAGCTAATAATCTAACAGCAGAAACAATAACAGAAAAACAATTAGCGCAAGCTAGGAAATACGCAATACAACAAGCACAAGAAGCAACGTTTCATCAGGCAAATAGTTTGGCAAGTGCAATAAGTCAGTTTTCAAGAAATAAGTTTGGAAAAGCGGTTACAGATGCTATTCTACCATTTGTTAAAACACCTCTAAACGTAGCACGAGCAGGACTTGAATATAATCCAGTTGGACTTGTATATAGTTCTGTAAAAGGAATCCACGATTTAAGAAATCAGAATATAACAGTAAATCAGTATATAGACAATATTTCAAAAGGATTGACAGGTACTGGAATTGCTTTACTAGGATATGCTTTAGCAGATGCTGGAATATTAAAGGCATCAGGTGGAGATGATGACAAAGATAAGTATGATGAAGAGCAAGGAAAACAAGCATATTCAATACAGATAGGAAATCAAACTTATACATTAGATTGGTTAGCACCAACAGCAATTCCTTTGTTTGTGGGAGCAGAAGCTCATGATGTTATTAATAAAAGTGGAGAAGAAAAAACAAGTATAAGCTCAGATGATGAAAAACTTGCAAATAGAATAACAAAAAGTGCAAGTAATTTATTAACCGCAGGGCTAACTTCTATGAACCCAATGACAGAAATGTCAATGTTAAGTGGTTTAGCAAGTGCAATAAGTTCTTACGAGCAAGACTCAAATCAAAAGATTGCAAGTATTACAGCAAATGCTGCAAAATCCTATGTAAATCAATTTGTTCCAACTCTACTAGGGCAAATTGCTAAAACAGGAGACGAATATCAAAGAAAAACAACTTCAACAAAAACTGATATTTTGCCTAAAGCGATAGACCAAGCCAAAAATCAAATTATGTCTAAAATACCCGGATTAAGAGAAAAACTTCCAATAGCAACAGATGTATGGGGAAAAGAAATAAAACAGCCTGAAAATATAGCACAAAGGGCTGTTGAAAATATGATAGTTCCATACACAAGAAAGAATATAACTACAACTAAGACTGATGAAGCATTAAACGATTTATATGATGAGACTGGTTCTAAGTCAGTACTTCCAAGAGGAATAGACAAAACATTCAAAATAGAAGGTCAAACTTACAGAATGACTAACGAAGAGTATGCAAAATATTCTAAAAAATACGGACAGACTTCTTATGATCTAATTAATGAATTGACATCTTCTAGTGGTTATAATGATTTAACTGTTGAAGAACAGCAAAAAGCAATAGAAAAGATATACTCTTATGCAAAAGAAGTCAACAAAGTAGATTATGCAGATAATAATGACATCTATGTAGAAACATCTTCTTTATATGATACAATGGAAGATTTAAAAGAAAATGGTGGAAGTCAAACAGATTATCTGGAATATTATGTGAAAGCTTCGGATATTAATGGTGAAAATGAAACAGCTTTAAAGAACGAGCTGCTTTTAGAATCTGACTACTCTAATAAAACGAAAGACATTATTTATAGAAACGCAACAGGCAAAAAAGATGATTTTTATTCTATTTCAGGAATAAATATAAATTCATATTTAGATTACAAAGCTAATGTATCTAGATTAGAAGCTGATAAAGATAAAAACGGAGAAACTATAAGTGGTAGTAAAAAGGACAAAGTTATCAATTATATCAGTGGAATAGAAGGTTTAAGTGCTACACAAAAAGCAATACTAATAAGAAAGTCTGGATATACTTCTTTTAATAATTATAATAGACAAATAATAGATTATATTAATAGCTTAAATATAAGTAGTTACGAAAAGGAAGAGTATTTGAAACAGTTAGGCTATAAATAATAGGAGGAAACTATGAAAAAACAAGATATGAATGGCGTTCGTGTAGCTCAAGATTTAGAACGTAAATATAGATTCCAAGACATAGAAACGGCAGAGGCACAAGCAAAGGCTGCCGTTTCTGGTTTACAAGCAAAACTGGACACAACTACATTTGATGAAGAAATAGAAGAATTGGTAGAAGCTATTAGTCAAGCACTAGAAGACATTGAAGAAGCCACAGAGGAAGCTATAGCACAAATTCAAAGCCAGTTGTCCGCTTATGTTCTTGTTAGTTCAGAACTTTCAGAACAAGAGATAGAAGAGATTTTAGATGAGGAGGAATAAGAATGATAGAAATAGGAGAAGACCAAGAAACTATTTACTTAACTCGTGGAGATGCACCAGTATTTAATGAAATAGCTTTTTATTTACCTTTAACAGAAGATGAATCCGAAAAGTATCAGTTTAAATTAACAGATAAGATTTCGTTCATCGTTAAAGAGAAAAAGGGCTATACCAAGAAAGAGGTGCTAAGAATTGAAGGTACGTTAGCAGATTTTGGAGAAGTAGAAGCAACATATTATCCAAAGATAGCATTTACGCCAGAAAGAACAAAAGTGTTTGATTTGTTGGATAAGAGAAAAACATACTGGTATGATATTGTTTTAAATGATAAAACAACAATTCTAGGCTATGACCAAAACGGTGCTAAAAAACTTATAGTATATCCAGAAGCTGGAGAAAGGAGCTAAAGATGTCAGATTATTATTTAAGAGGAAAATTAATACCAAAAGGCGAAAGAGGTTACTCTGCATACGAAATAGCTGTGCAACATGGTTATATAGGAACAGAAGAAGAATGGCTTGCTAGTTTAAGTGCTGACCAAACTTTATCGTTAGTACAAGAAATTAATTCGTCATCAAGTAACTCAACAGTTCCATCTGCTTATGCAGTATGGAATAAATATGGAGATGAATTGACAGAAACAGAGATAGAAGAGATTTTAGATGGGGAGGAATAAGAATGGGATTTTTAAGTGAAAATTTTTTGAATGTTTATAAGAGGAGACAAAAAAAGCACTTTGCTTACCAAACAATAGCAGCAGGAACAACTTTGGCTGATGAAACAGTAATAACATTACCATTGACATATATAGTAGGGAATAATTCATTAGAGTTGTTTTGGAATGGTCAAAAATTAATCAAATATGATGGCGTAAATGATGGACATTATGCAGAAAATGGAACAGCAGGGGAAGAAAGCACAACAATAAAAATACACAGATCTGTTGCAGAAGGAAGTTATACATTAGCAAAACCTGCAATATTAGAAACTTATGTGAAAGGAGTTGAGCAAGAATGAGAATGCCAGGAGAAAAGTCTTTAGAATGGACAAGGATTGCAAGTTTCCAAACTGCAAGTAGCACAAGGACAGATACAATAAGTGGTATAACAAATTATAGTGAGATTTTAGTTACATTAACACCAAATGGCTCCCCAGAAAGAGTACTGGGTAGTATAATTATTCCTAGTGAGTATTTTTTTGCAGGAACTTCTGATCCAGGAAATGGACAGCATCAATTAGAGGGCGGTGGTAACCGTTCATGTGGTATTAGTTACATAGGGAATAATAAAATTAAATTATATACAGGAACTTACTCTGGAATTGCAGTATATACAAGATAGGAGGCGGAAGAGTAATGGGACTTCTTAATTTGATTTTAAAGTGGGCTATTCCTGTAATCTGTACTGCAGTTCTGGGATATATCACAAAAAAATTAAAAGATAATGATAAATCAAATATAGCAATGAAAAATAGTATGATTATTCTTTTAAGGAGCCAGATTGTCAGTACTGCAGAAAAATATGAAGAATTAGGATACTTACCCGACTATGCGAGATCTTGCATAGTCGATTTATTTGAACAATATAAAACGCTCGGAGGAAATCATGGCGTTGAGATATTAGTGGACAAGGTTTTGGTTTTGCCTGCAATTAAAAAGGGAGGAATAAATTATGGTTTGGAAAGTAATTATAATGGCAGCGATAGTAGAAGCTTTAGTAGAAACATTGAAGATGATATGGGATAAAAATCAAATACATAAATCAAAAATAGTTTCAATTATAATAGGTGTTGCTGTAGCGATAATGTATCAAATTGATTTGCTTGCGGCTGTGGGAGTATTTGCTATATTTCCGGTTTTTGGCTATATATTAACCGGAATATTGATTTCAAGAGGTTCAAATTTTGTTAGTGATTTTCTTCGTGTAATTAGAGAGATTGGAGAGTGATAATATGACAAATATACCTTTAAGTCGGAAATTTCAGAGTAACAAATGCTTTCCACGAACCAGGCGATTATAAAGCAAAATGGCATACTGGAATCGACCTTGTTGGTAGTGATATTATCTATTCTACTTGTGATGGAACTGTAGTAAGACGTGGTTATGATACCTATTATGGTAATTATATAGTAATACAAAACGCCAACGACGGTAAATATCATTGGTTCTGCCATCTAGCTTCCATTAAAAAGAATACAGGTAGTAAAGTAACAAGAACTACGATAATTGGAATAATGGGGAATACTGGTAATAGCAAAGGGAAACATCTCCACTACGAAATAAGAAATTTATCTAACAAATACGCAGATGTTGTAGATCCAGCGGAACACATGGGAATACCAAATGCAAGAGGAAGCTATAATAGTGAAAATTATCCTATATATAGAGCGCATGTGCAAGATATAGGCTGGTGTGGATATGTTCCACCATATCAAATAACAGGTACAACAGGACAAGCAAAAAGAGTAGAAGCGATTGAGATAATGTCAAACGAAGTAGAGTACAGAGTACACGTACAACATCTTGGATGGCTAAATTGGCAGAAAGGCGGAACGGTAGCAGGAACGACTGGTAAATTTTTGAGGCTTGAAGCTATTGAATTAAGAAGCAATAAAGAGATGGTAGCACAGGCTCATGTGCAAAGAATCGGATGGCAAGAACAAAAACGAGGAAAGAATATAATGATAGGAACGACAGGGAAGTCTTTGAGGCTTGAAGCATTTAGATTTAAGTTTGTTTAATTATATTAAATAAAGTAAAAACAAGTTTATTGGAGGTGGAGTAATCCACCTCTTTTTTTATTATAAAAAACATTTGACATTATTAGACAAATAATGTACAATACAAACAATCGTTAATAATAAAAATCCTCTCAAAGTGGAGTGCATAATTTAGCAGTTTTGCTGCTAAATGGCAGAAAACTGCTAAAACAATGCACTCGCTTTCGAAAGACAGCTTGTGTAAATACATTGAAAGGAGGATAGCTTTATGGAATGTGTTTTTTACATATTCGTTGGCATTGCTTTAGTAATCCTTGCCACATGTGTATTAATTGATAAATTGCATAGCAATAATCAAGAAATGCATATAGAAGCAAAAGATAAAAAAGTTGAGATTTGTCCCGTCCAAGAACAAATCCCAAATAATAAAAAGTAATGTAATTAACGATCGTTTGAGGGCTTTTCGAAGCTCTCTTTTTTTATATATTCTATTTATAAACTTTTCTTTAGTCAATAAAAGTAACAGAATTGTAATAAAATTGTATT